CAATGAAAGTATTTGATAAAGGTGCATCTTACACAAAAGGTTCGAAGAAATCTGCTGTAATGCAAGATGGCCCACACACTGGCGGTAAAGCCAAGATTAGCAAAAGAGATATGCCTAAAGCTAATAGAATGATGAAAACTAAAGGTAATCAAAAAGACGCTATTCAAGATATGATTAACAAAGCAATCAATGGCTAAAAAATTAAAACTATCCAATCCTGGTGATGTGATTGAAAGTAACTTCTATATTGATGAAGCTGCCGATAAATATTACATCGAGGATAAGATTGATGCAAAACCAATTATAGATCGTAATAAGGAATTACAAAAACACGACATCAACAAACATAAAGATTTTAAGTATGTCGCCAGTATTCCTTTAACAGTATTTTATAATATGCAAAAAACAGGGATTATCTCTAAGACAGGCAAAGTTCAAGATCGTGTAGCTTTTGCTCGTTTCTTAAATGATCCAGACAATAAATATTTAAAGGTAACAGATAAGAAAATCTAATGGCATTAACATCATACACAGAACTCAAAACAAGTATTGCTAATTACTTGAATCGATCTGATTTAACTTCGGTTATTCCTGATTTTATTACATTAGCAGAATCTAAGTTAAATCGTATCTTACGTTTACGTGTGATGCAGAAAAGAGTTTCAACAACCACAACAGCTAGTGACGCTTTTATTGATTTGCCTAGTGACTTTTTAGAAATGGTACAATTCTTTGTTGACAGTAATCCTAACGCCATTTTAGATTATGTTAACCCTACAGAAATTGAATTAAACAACCTAAAAGATTCTAGTGGTACACCCCAACAATATACAATTATGGGTAATGAGATTAAATTAAATCCTATTCCTGATAGTACCTATACATTAAAATTATCTTACTTTGGTAAAATACCAGCATTATCTAATTCTAATACCACTAATTATATTCTTTCTAACTACCCACAAGTTTATTTGTATGGTGCTTTGGTGGAAGCTCAACCTTATATCATTAACGATGAACGATTACCTACATGGTTAACATTGTATAATGAAGCTGTACAATTAATAAATAGAGACGATGAGCAAGGCAGATATTCTGGTCGTACTGCTTTTGCTATGAAAACAGACTCAGCAAACCCATAAAGGAGAATAAAAAATGTCAGCAATGTCAGACTACTTAGAGAATAAATTTCTCGATCACTTTACAGGAACTGCTAGTACATCTGCTCCTGCAGCTGTCTATCTAGCCCTGTTTACTAGCAATCCAGCAGACGATGCTTCTGGTACAGAAGTTTCTACCTCTGGAACTGCCTATGTTAGAAAAGCCATTACTTTTGGTTCTGCTTCTAGTGGATCTATTTCTAGTAATGCCGATGTAACTTTCGATCAAGCTACAGGTGGTGGATTCGGTACTGTATCACACTTTGGTATCTTTGATGCTTCTTCAGCTGGTAACTTACTATTTTACGGAGCATTTACTTCATCTAAAACTATTGAAGCGGGAGACGTATTTAAAGTATCATCTGGTGATCTAACCATCACAGCTGCTTAATGCCTTCTGGCCCATTAACATTAGAACAACTAGATAACTTCGGTACGCTTGATAGCTTACCTGTAAGTTTAGATTCTAGTGTATGGACTAGTACAAAAACTGCCTATGATGGCAGTGGTTTTTTTGACTATGGTAATGTAGGAACAAGTATTGATAACCTAGTTCTACTAGGAGATTTAGATAGCCTACCTTACTCTTTAGATTCTGCTAATTATGCTACTACCACTCTTAGAGAGAATGGTGGTAGTATTAGCACTAACGCTACTGTTAATGCGATTGGTGGTCTCTTAATTACCAATGATGCTTCGGTATCAACTTCTGTATCTATAGGCACTGTTGATGTTCTTGTTACAAGACTCAATGATGCTAGTATTTCTACAAGTGCTACGATTGCTGATGTTGATCCTACTGTTATTGAAACAGGTAATCCTTCAGCAGTTATTACAGTATCAACTGTTGCTAATGTCGATTCAACAAGAATACGATTAACAGATTCTTCGGTATCAACTATTGCGACTATAGCTAGTTTTGTTGCTCAAGTAACAAAGTTTGGTGATAGTTCTATTAGTACAGTATCAAATATTGATACTGTGGATAATGTTCGTATTCGACCTGCTACTCCTGATGCTGTATCAACTGCAGTCACCATTGCTGATGTTGATTTACTCGTCACAAGATTCAATGATGCTTCAATTAATGTTGAGGCAACAAGTACTGCTAATGGAGCATTTGAAGTTTCAGCACAACCTGAAGAAATTAGCACAAGTGTATCGACAACCTCTAATCCAAGTGCTATCTTTTCACCTGTGTTAATAACAACAGCACAAGCAACAACAACAAGTATTGCTTCACCGATTGGATTTAATTGGTCTATTATTACATCACCTGAAACAGAAACATGGTCAGAATTAACTTCTGATGTAACAGAAACATGGACTGATGTAACATCAAATAACAACGAAACGTGGGAAGCTGCATAAAGGATAAAAAATGAGTTTTGTAAAATTTGGAGAATTGTTAAAGGACTTACCTGATTATCGTAATCCTGGTTGTTTAGAAGCCAATAATGTTATTCCTTATGGAGATGGTTATAAACCTCTTCCAAGTCTTAATGTTGTTTCTGATGCCTTAGATAATAGAGCACAAGGATTAGCAGTATTACGTTCTACTGACGGAACAATACGAGTTATAGCGGGAGACAGCTCTAAATTATATTTATTAGATGGTTCTTCTTTTAGTGATGTTTCTAAATCTGGTGGATACACAGTATCAAGTTTAGGTCAATGGTCTTTTACCATCTTTGGTAATCGTATTATTGCTTCTGCTATTGGACAAAATATTCAATCTTATGAAATTGGAACATCCACAGAATTTGCTGATTTAGTTTCTTTACAGACAAAGTTTGTTACTACTGTCAGAGACTTTTTAGTGACTGGTTATAATGCGAGTCAATCACAACGAGTTCGTTGGTCTGCCATTAATGATCCTACTGATTTCACTGTATCTCAAACCACTCAATCTGATTTCCAAGATTTAGTCGGAGATCATGGACAACTCCAAATGATTAAAGGTGGAGAGTATCTTGTCGCCTTTATGGAACGAGCTATTTATCGTGGCGATTATGTGGGAACTCCATTAATTTTTCAATTCACAAAAGTAGATTCTAATATAGGCGTATTAAAATCAGGCAGTGTTGTTCAATATGCAAACAGTTATTACTTCTTAGCAGAAGATGGTTTCTATATGTTCAATGGTCGAACATCTGTTCCGATTGGTGCTAATAAAATAAACAAGTTTTTCTTTAATGATTTATCCAATACATACTCGGATAGAATCTCAGGTGCTGTTGATCCTCGTAATCAATTAATTGTTTGGGCTTATCCTTCTCAAAGTTCAAGTGGAGAGTTAAACAAATTAATTATGTATAACTATTTAACCCAACGCTGGTCAACAGGAGAAGTTAATACACAAATCTTAGGACAAGCACAAACACCTGGTTATACATTAGAAGAACTAGATACGATTAGTGCTAGTATTGATGATCTTAACCTATCCTTAGATTCACCCTTTTGGGCAGGATCAAGATTATTCTTATCTGCTTTTGATACTGATAAAAAACTAGCTACCTTTTCGGGTACACCAGGAACTGCTAAATTATTATCTAGTCAAATAGAATTAGAAGGAAGAAGATCAAGTTTAAGAAATGTTCGACCTATTGTAAGTGGGGGAACAACAACAGTTCAAACTTCTTCTATTGATCGACAAGGAGATACAGAGACACTAAAATCTGCTATTAGTCTAACGGATAGTGGTGATGCTCCCATGAGATGTACTGGTCGATATCATAAAGTTCAATTAAATATTACAGGCGACTTTGATGATTGTTTAGGATTTGATGCTGAACTCGTTAATGAAGGTAAACGATGACACAGAACTTTCTTAAAGTACCTACATTTACAGATAATCAAGATGAACAGAATCGATTAACTGCTAATGCTATTAATAATATTTTAGATGGAAAGATTAACTCTACAGGTGAAATAACTTTAACAAACTCTAGTACAACGACTATTCTAACAGATGCAAGAATAGGTGGTAATAGTGTTATTTTATTAATGCCTACAACTAATAATGCTGCTAATGCCCATATTCATTTTACTGATATTGGCAATGGAACAGCGACTATGAATCATGGATCTGGTTCAAGTACAAGAACATTTAAATATGTCATCATTGGGTAGGGTAATAACACAAGTACCTGTAGAAGATTTAGAGTTTATTTGGTCACAAGTTAAACCCCAAATAGAGAAAGCCTTAGACGGATCATACTCTAGTTATGATATACTTGAGTATATAAAGCAAAATAGGATGCAACTATGGATTAGTTGGAATGACGGAATAGAAGCATCTTTTGTTACTGAGGTTTGCGATTATCCTCAACTGAGGGTGATGCGTTGGGTTTTAGCTGGTGGCTCTAATATGGAATCATGGCTAGACCTAGTGACAAGTAAAGTCGAAGATTGGGCCAAAAGAAACAACTGCCAACGATTAGAGATTGTTGGAAGGAAAGGATGGACAAAAGTTTTGAGAGATTATAAACCTCAAGCAGTATATTTTGTAAAGGAACTAAAATGAGTAAAGGATCACAACCAACACAACAAGCAACGACAGTAACAGCAGAACCTTCTGAGTTTACTAGACCATATTACGAAGAAGCTCTACAACAAGCACAACAGTTATATCAGTCAGATGTACCTCAATACTTCCCAGAGGCTACCTATGTGCCTTTTTCTGGTCAAACAGAAGCTGCAATGCGATTACAAGAACAACGTGCTTTAGCTGGTAGTCCATTACTTGGTTCAGCACAACAAGAAATTCAAAACATTTTATCTGGTCAATACTTAGATCCAGCAACTAACCCTTACTTACAACAAACATTCCAAAGAGCTGCGGGTGATGTTCAAAGCCAATTAGGTTCGATGTTTGCCAAAGGTGGCAGATATGGTTCTGGTGCAATGGCAGAAACTGCTGGTCAAAGACTCGGTGATCTTGCTTCACAAATCTATGGTGGTGCATATCAACAAGAAAGAGCAAGACAATTACAAGCTGCTCAATTAGCTCCTCAAATGGCACAACAAGATTATGCTGATATTTCAAGACTAGCACAAGTTGGTCAACAACGTGAAGCAATGCAAGAAGCTGCCCTAGCGGATGCAATGCAAAGATTCCAATTTGAACAACAAAAACCTTACACTAAACTAAGAGAATACTTAGCATCGATTGGTGCTCCAACATCTCAACAAACAGTATCTGCACAACCTATCTATAGAAACTTAGGTGCTAACTTGTTAGGTGGTGCTTTAGGTGGTGCTCAGTTAGCTGGTTTAGTTCCAGGAATTGGCCCAATGGCTGGTGCGATTGGCGGTGGTCTATTAGGAGCATTTGCATAATGGCAAATATATACGAAAAATATGCTGGTTTAATTCCTCAATTAATGCCAGATCCAAAACAACTACAGAGTCTATTATCTCCACAACAAACAAGATTACAAGCTGGTTTACTCGGTGCATCTTCAGGTGTTCTTCCTTTAATGGGAGTAAGAGATAGACCTGTCGGGCTAGGAGAAGTTCTTTTAGCTGCTGGTACTGGTGCTCAAGCGGGATTACAACAAAAAGAACAATCTGACTTAGCTAGAGCCTTACAAGGTTTAGAACTAGGAACTACATTATATGAGGCAACCCAACCACCAGAATTATCTGCTTCTGATATTATGACTTTTTCACTACCAGATGGTAGTACTCAAACATTAACAACACAAGAATTTGCATCTCTTCCAGTAGAAACAAGATCTCAGTTAAAGAAAGTACAAATATCTGGTACTCCTAGTGAAATAGGTGGTCAAAAAATTGAGACAGAAATAATAACTCAATTAAGAGATACTGGAACATTAGTACAAGATATTGATTTATTAACAGATATTTTAAAAGATCCAAAAACTTTAACAGCAGATATCCCAGCTGCAACAGTGACAGCAATTGATAATATTAGAAATACAATAGACCAAACATTAAATTTAACATTTTTGTCAAGTGATGGTAAACAAATTAGTGAAAGTGAGTTTTTAAGAAAAAACAAAGACTTATTAGAAGAAATTGCTGGTCAAAGTGATAAAAAAAGATCTCTATATACAACAATTGCTTATTCTATAGCAAAAGCAAATAACCCAGACGGGAGAATTACTGATGCTGATTTTAGAGCTGCTTTAGATCAAATAAAAGGAATTTCAAATAGTCCTCAAAATATGATCAGTCTTTTAGAAATGTATAGAAAAAGAGCGGAAGATAGAGCACAGTCTAATTTGACTTTCTTTAATAAAATTAATCCAAACGCTGGACTTTCCAATAGTATTTATGATTATGGCATTGATCCTTATGACTATGATCAACAATTAGAACTTGAAGATCCTTTAGGTTATTTAGATTAAATGGATATCAATCAATTTAGGCAAAAATATCCCCAATACGATAAGTTAGATGATCAAACCTTGTCTGACAAGACTTATAATAAGTTTTATTCCGACAAACTATCTAAAGAAGAGTTTGAATATAGATTTTTAGGCCCTACTAAAATAGTTAAACAAGAACCTAAAAGTAAACAGATAGAAATTGACATTAATGCTGCAACACAAGGAGATCCATTAAAGAAATTTGCTTTAAGAAGTACATTAGGTGGAGCTACTCCATTATTAAAATCTGGAAGAGACATACTCTCTAGTACATTACAATTACCTTTTGATATAGCAGGAAAAGAAGATATTGCTAAAAAAATAGACGAAACAATTCCTGAAGTTAAAACTAGCGGAACATTTGAAGATCTAACTTCTACTTTAATTCAATATGGATTACCAGCCACAACTGCTTTTAAAGGTACTCAATTATTATTAAAATCAAAAAAACTAAAAGAAGCAGTTCCTATTCTTAACAAATTAAAAGGCAAACCACAAAAAATTATAGAATATATTAGTGGTTTAACTGGAGCAGCATTAGCAGATTTTGTTGTCACTAACCCTCAAGATGCAGCTACATTAGGAGATTTAGTAGGTGGGCCTACTGACATTCAACAAGCTGATTCTAATATAATGAAAAGAGCTAAAGTAGGTGCTGAAACATTGGTTGCTGGGCCAGTTGCTGATGTTGCTATTAGTAAATTTATTAAACCAGTTGGATCTTTTGTTGGTGGTGTGTTTAAAGAATTTGCAACTCCTTTTTCCAAAACAAAAATGCAAGAGAATGTTGCTACCAATATAGCAAAAGAGGCTGATATATTAAAAATAAAAGACGGGAAATTTGTTGTTAATGAAGAAGCTAGAAATAACTTAATTAATACATTACAACAAAATATTACTAGAGCACAAGAAGTTGGAGTCAAACCAACTACAGGAACTATATCTAAAAACATTGGTTTAATAGGGTTAGAAAAAGGATTAGTTAACAAAGCAGAAACTAACAAATTCTTTTTTGACAGAAGAGTTTCTAATATTAAACAACTTACTCAAGAAAGAGATAAGTTAATACCAAAAGTAGGATCGGGCATATCTTCTCAAGACTTTGTTGAAGCAACATTAAAAGATAAAGATATTAAGGTTAGAGAAGCACAAGATGACCTAACAGAAATTGTTAATGATCTTCAAAATTCTTATCCTTCACAAATAAAGTCACAAGCATCTATTAAATTAGAAAAAGCTGTATCTGAAGAATTAGTAAGAACAACTACTCAAAAAAACGATTTATATAAAGCTATCGATCCTAATTTTGAGTTAACTATTGATCCTAATCTAAAAGTAGAAGTTGGAGACACAACAAAATCATTAAAAGAAGTTATGAAAGACATTACTTCAACAAGAGGTGTTTTAGATGATACTACACCAGATAGGGTTAAATCATTTAGTTTTATTAAAGATTTGCAAAAATATTTAAAAGGCGAAAAAATTCCAAAGAATAAAGTTATTGGTTTTGTGCCGATCCAAAAAGCAATTAGACCAAAGAAACAAAGACCTCTATCTTATGGAGACTTACAAAGTATTAGACCTTACCTATCAGAGGCAATAAGGGGTTCTAGGGCTGATATTCAATTAGGTGGCGAAGTAGCTAATAGATTAACAGAACTAAAAGAAGTAATCGATGGTTTAGTTGAAGAAGTAGCTAAAAGAAATGATGCTTTTGGGCAAAGAGCTAAAAGAGCTTTTGATTTTTATAAGAACACATTTGTTCCTAAATTTAGAACTAGTGTTGGGAATGAGTTTGCTAAAAAATATCAACAAGGTGCTGCTGCTATTCCTGAGAGTCAACTAGCTAGTAAGTTTATTTACACCAAAAAAGGCGGTGCATTAGAGGCTGCCGAAAACTTAAAGAATATAATAGAAGGTTCTGATAATGAGGTTGTTGCTAAGGAAGCTGTTAGAGATTATTTAATAACTGATTTAGCTAACTATATTACAGGAACAAAAGGAGAATTTATTCCTAGTAGAATAGAAAAGTTTAAAGAAAATTATTATGAAATATTAAAAAGATTCCCAGCTATTAAAAAAGAAATAGATACCTATCAGAAAACTTTTGGTAAAAAAGTAGAATCATTAAAAGATTTCCAAAATAAAATGGAAAAAGCAAAAGGTCTTTTATCAGACAAAACTAAACTAAGACAAATGACCACTGCTTCTTTGTTTTTAAATAAAAATCCAGTTCAAACTGTGACTACAATTTTATCATCACCAAATCCAAAAAGATTAATGCAAGAAGCTGTTTCTTATCTAAAAGAAGATAAAACTGGAGAGGCTTTTTTAGGTTTTAGAAAATCTATAGGAGAATATATCAAACAAATCACAACAGGTAAACAACTTCCTGGAGACATTGACGCTTATTATCTAAGCAAAAGTACTATAGATGGATTGTTTCAAAATCAATCAACTAGAGAGGCTTTAGAGGTAATTTATTCCCCTAAAGAAATGAAAATATTAAAAGATGTTAGAGATCAATTAGTATTTTTTGATGCTATCAATGCACAAATTACCACTGGATCTCCTACTAGACCTTTATCAGAGGCTAGTAACAGATTGAGAATAGTCTTAGCTAGTTGGTATGGTATTGTTAAAGGAAGAGGTGTTTTTGCTATTTCTCAATGGTTATCCAGTAGATTAGGATTTAATCCTACTGAAGTTGCAGAACAAATAATGATTGATGCGATGCTAGATCCCGAATTAGCTATCAAAATGTTACAAGAGGATTTGCCTAAAAATGCCGAACCATTAAGCAAATGGTTTAAAACTTATATATTAAACAATGTTCTAGCTGATCTAAGTAGAGAACCAGCAGAATTTTTAGACAAAGCAATTAGTCAACAACAAGAACAACAGTAGATGTTGTATAATAACTTAAAAGGAGAACAATAAAAAAAATGGCTGGAATAAAAGAGTATGATACTACCGCAGGTAACAACTCTACTATCAATTCTATTGATATTAGTGAGGGTTGTGCTCCAAGTGGTATCAACAATGCAATACGCCAGATATTAGCAGATTCTCGTTCCCAATGGAACGATGCTAACTGGTTTGAATATGGAGATGGTGATGGATCGTTCACAATCGCTTATGCGAGTGGTACATCCTTTACTGTTAATGGAATCGATGTTACATCTATCTATCATGCAGGTAGAAGAGTAAGAGCAGTAGGAAGTAGTACAGGTACAATTTATGGTACGATATCTTCTTCTTCTTTCTCGACCAATACAACAGTAAACGTCACATGGGATAGTGGTTCACTATCTAATGAAAGTCTTACCATTTCTCTTTCTATTCTTGATTCCACTAATAGTGGTATTCCAGTCCTTAATCAAACAGTAGATATTAATGGTAATGAGTTAATCTTAGATGCTGATGCTGATAGTTCTATTACTGCTGATACTGACGATCAAATAGATATTAAAGCGGGTGGTACTGATGTTGCTTCTTTCAAAACTGCAAATCTCCTTTTAAATGTAGGTGCTTATAACGCAGAAGCTACCTTAACAGACGGAGCTACTATTTCTTGGGATGCTTCTACAAGCCCTGTTGCTAAAGTAACCCTTGCGGGGAATAGAACTCTAGGTGCTGCCTCTAATGGCCAGGCTGGACAGTTCGTATCTTTACTAGTCATCCAAGATGGCACAGGATCTCGTACCCTTACATGGAACGCAGCTTATGAATTTGCATCAGATACAGCTCCCACACTAACAACAACTGCTAGTCAAGGAGATCTGTTTGTATTTAGATATAATGGAACAAAATGGTTAGAGGTAGGTCGTAACTTGAACCTAGCCTTATCGTAGGAGTAAAATATGTACGCATTAGTAGAAAATAATCAATTTGTTAAGTTACTCAACTCTAACAAAGGAATCACGATTGGTGACAATCAATACCCTAAATCTATCTATAGTTTATGGTCAAACGCAGAAAGGCAAGCTATTGGCATCTACGAGGTATCGGTGGATAACACCAACAAGAAAGATGAAGCATACTATATTAATACGGATATCAGCTATTCTTTTGATGGCAGTTCTGTTATTGGCAGTTATGGTACTGCTACTCCTAAACCTTTAGATGATGTTTTATTCGTAGAAGGTGATGAAATCCCTAGTGACAAACAAGTAGGTGATGTCAAACAATATGGATTAAAAGGATTAGAGATTGCTAAGATTAAAGCACAAGCAGGTGGACTATTAGCACCTACTGATTGGTATGTAGTCAAAGCAACTGAAGTAGCTGATTATTCTGTGCCTTCAGATATTGCAACTTATAGAGCAAATGTAAGAACAAAGTCTAATGAAATGGAAACACAGATTAATGCTTGTACGACTGTTGATGAACTCAAAGCATTATACGAATATACTGAAGATGCCGAAGGTAATATCACCAAACCTTTAGCCGAATTTCCAGAGGAACTCTAAATGGTATTCCCTATTCTAGGTGGGAATAGTGCGGTAGGCGGATATGCTATTGATAATTCCCTCAGATTTAATGATGATGATAGTGCTAGACTTAGTGCAACTCAATTAAGTGGCTCTACAACAACTTGGACATTTAGTTGTTGGTTAAAAAGAAGTGAAATAGGACAACAAAATTCAATATTTACTGTTGGTTCTAGTAGTACAAATGATTTTTTAATGTATTTTTCAGGTACCGCAGATACCATAGATATTATAGTAAGAAATAGTTCTACCATTAATGGTAGATTAAATACAAATGCAGTATTTAGAGATGCTTCTGCTTGGTAT